AGTTAATCCCCAAGAAAAAGTAAAACACCGCCATCGCAGCCCCGGGTCGGTGAAGTCGGCTGACCCTTCCTGAGTGCCGGGGGAATGAGAAATGGGACGCTACCGCAAGACTGACCCGAGGATGTACGGCGACGAACGCTTCCAGCGCCTGAGCAAGCCTCAGCCGAACGGACAGACCCTCTTCCGCTACCTCTTCACTGGACCCCATACGACGAACATCCCGGGCCTTTTCACCGCCGGGGAGGCGGGCTTGGCAGAAGCACTTGGCTGGCCGCTGAAAGCCTTTCGGGAAGCCTTTCGGGAAGGGCTCGTGGAAGCCCTCCGTCGGCGCGACCCCGAAGTCCCGGCACTCAGGCCGATATCCATGGCGGAGCGTATCCGGACGTGGCGGATCCGGGAGGCCAAGCCGTGACCGGCTTCCGCTTCCGGCCCCACAAGTACGGCATCGCACCGGCGGCCCAGCGCAGGGTCGACGGGTTCACGTTCGGCAGCGGGCAGGAAATGGATTATTACCTGTGGCTCCGCTCGGCATCGGCCGGACTCGCCATACTCGGGTCGCCTGTGGGGGTAGCAACCGTACTCCACGTCGATGTCCACCCCAAGGTCACGCTCGGGCCAGGTGACCGATTCGAGCCGGATTTCTGCGTCTGGTACGCCGACGGCCGCGTGGAATTCCAGGACGTTAAGGGCACCGACCCGAAGCGCCTGTCAGAATTCAGACGCCTGCAAGCCCGCTGGAGGCACCCCGCGGGGCCGCTGGTGGGCATCCTCCGCGACGGGAAGCTGGGATGGAAGCGGCTGGAGGCGGCGCCATGACCGGCCCAGAGCAGGATCCCATCGCCTACGTCACGAGAGAGCAACTCCGCGCGTGGGCCGACGAGATCGAGAAGGCGTGTCCGTGTCGGTGCTTTGACAGCAGGACCACGAAGAAGGGGTATGAATGCGTAGACTGTGGCGCTCTTCACGCCCTCGCCTCAAGGATACGAAAGGCCGCAGCATGACCCTCCCCGCCTGGCTCACCGGCTTCGCCATGATGCGCCTGCTCATCTGCCTCTACCTCTTCACCGCCGTCCTGTTCGCGCTGCAACGGCAATGGGCGCGGATGCTGTATTGGATCGGGGCGGCGCTTATCACGGGGAGCGTGCTGTGGATGAAGTGAGGACGCCTTGCTGCTGACAATTCGTGCCGACGCGCAGGCCATGCCGTTGCTGGATTCCTCGATTGACGCCATCGTGACCGATCCACCCTACGGCCTCTCGTTCATGGGCAAGGCGTGGGATCACGGCGTCCCTGGCGTCCCGTTCTGGCTGGAGGCGCTGCGCGTGGCGAAGCCTGGGGCTCACCTGCTGGCGTTCGGCGGGACGCGGACCTTCCACCGGCTGACGTGCGCCATCGAGGATGCTGGCTGGGAGATTCGGGACTGTCTGATGTTTCTACACGGACAAGGTTTCCCGAAAAGTCTAAATATAGGTTGCACTTGTGCGGCGGGAACAGTACCATATATCCATGAGACACAAGGAAGCAGAGAATTGGGTAACGGTGCGGTGCCAGGTGTGCAGGGTACTCTTCTCGAAACGCCGATGCTGGGCCAAGAGGGTGACGGAACACCTCTGCAGCCGCCGCTGCAACGGCAAGAGACGAGCGGTGCGGCTCATCCAGTTCAGCGCGAACATGAAGGGACGCAAGCGAAAGGATCGACGGTTCGGAGCGGAGAACCCGGCATGGAAGGGCGGTGTGACGTACTTCAAAACGCACGGCAACTACAGGGGGGTGAAGTATGTCCGCGCCCAGGAATGGGCCAAGCCGATGGCGCGGAAGGACGGCTACTTGATGGAGCATCGGATAATCGTGGCGATGCGAGCGGGGCGACTGTTGATGCGGGCCGAAGTGGTGAACCACATCGACAGGAGCCCGATGAACAACGACCCCAAGAATCTCGAATTGTGGCCATCGAACGCGGACCACAAGCGCGGAGAGGCGGGACGTTTTGTAATCGGTGTGGCAAACCGCTGGCGTGGCGAGGGATTGGTACTGCTTTAAAGCCAGCCTGGGAGCCTATCATCATGGCCCGCAAGCCGCTGGTCGGTACGGTCGCGGCGAACGTCCAGAAGTGGGGAACGGGCGGGATTAACGTGGATGGGTGCAGGATTGGGACTGAGATTGTAGCCTCCGGGAATGGCCAGCTCGGGAAGCAAGGAATTTACGGCACCATGGAACGCGATTCGGCTTCCTCCGGTTCCGCCATTGGCCGCTTTCCCGCGAACGTCTGCCTGGACGAGGAAGCGGCGGCCATGCTGGACGAGCAGGCGGGGGAGAGGGGGGGCGGGCAGGCCACCGAATATGATTGGGCCGACAGCCGCAACGACAATCCAAGCCGGATAGCCCACAACATCAAAAGCGGTATCCACTTCGGCGACGCCGGCGGCCCCTCCCGATTCTTCTACACAGCGAAAGCTTCTCGCAGCGAGAGGGAGGCGGGGCTTGACGGCCAAGAGATAATTACAGTAGAATGGCGCTCATGGGAAGAAGAGGACCGAAAAGCACGGCTCCGGGTGGATACGGGACAATTTCCCCCAAGGGTTATCGGCGCGTCTGGGATACCAGAGAACTCCGCCTCCGAATGGAGCACGTTCTTGTTTGGGAATCCCACAACGGCCCCATCCCTGATAGATTCCAGATCCATCACCGCAACGGCAATCGGCTCGATAACTCAATCGAGAACCTTGAGTTGGTTAGTCCGCTTGCTCACAAGCGCGGGCATTCGGGTTGTGAGTGGCGCGGCGGGGAATGGTGGAAGCCGTGTCGGAAATGCGGCAAGTCTTATCCTGCTTCCCATTACTATAAGCGACGAAGCGGTATCTCTCCCTGGTGCCGAGCGTGTTGCGTTAGAAACGCCGTTGACAATAAGCGACGGCGGAACGCCCGCTAACCATCCCACCGTCAAGCCGATCTCCCTTATGCGCTGGCTGTGTCGCCTCGTGACGCCGCCAGGGGGCGTCATCCTGGATCCATTCTCCGGCAGCGGTAGCACGGGCGTGGCGGCCATTCAGGAGGGATTCAGGGTCATCTGCCTGGACCGCGAGGGTGAGTATTCACAGATCGCCCAGGCCCGCAGTAAGGGAATCAATATTGGATTACCGTTTGGAATTAGGGCTTGACACGCGGTGAGGGTGCGGTAAAGATGCTGGCGGGGCCGCGCACCGCAAGGTGCCCTGCCCGCTCCCAGGACGGGGCGGCTCCTCTCGTTTCTTCCTGGGCGAGATTCTCACCGATCCTGGGAGTCCCAATGCCTGATCTCTTCGGCCACCCAGAACTCAACGGCTGGCATGAGTCCTTCCTCCAATTCAAGGCCACCTATCCCCGCCGCCAAGCCTGGATCCCCGCCGAAAAAGCCTTCCGCCGCCTCTTCCTGGCCAACCAGCTCCCGCCGATCTCCGAACTGCTGGATGCCATTACCTGGCAGAAGGAAGCGGGCTGCCTCATGCCACGGACCGCCGCGGACGGACGCGACGTGAGGCCCTTGCCGGCGTCCTGGTTGAATGCCGCTCGCTGGACGGACGAGCGGATCCCAACGCAGAGGGAGGCCATGGAAGCGCTCAATCTTGTGCAACGCACCAACATAAACGACCTGACGATAGCGCAGATCGACTTCGTACTGAGGAATGCCGAGTTACGGCCCGAGTTCATGGTGAAGTTACAGCAGCGGAAGTTAGCACTCCAGCGGGAACGGTAGTAGGGAGGCTTTATGTCGGCTTTCCGGCCCTCAGCAATAATGGAAAGTCATGCACCACGGCTCGCCGCTTCGTGGGTGAACACCCAAGACGGCCTTCACGACGCCCCCGGAGCCGACCCGGCAGGCGCGTTGTCCCGCCACGACACCGGAACCGGGCGGACCTGACGGCGAGCCGCTTTTTTACCCTTACCCACTCACCCATTCGGGAAAGGCGGGAAGGGACCGGCAGCCCGGGGCCCACCCAGGACCGGATCGGGAGGTGTGCCATGATCCGCTTCACCGTCTACGGCACCGCGCAGCCCGCCGGCAGCAAGCGGGCCTTCCACCGGCCCGGGATGCGCTTCCCGGTGGTGGTGGATGCCAATCCCAAGGCGAAGGGCTGGAAGGGAAGCGTTTCTTGGGAGGCCGCTCGGGCCATGGATGGGATGCCAGTATTGGCAGGCCCCCTAATTCTGGAGGCCGTGTTCTACCGTGTCCGCCCCAAGGGGCACTTCACGCCCAAGGGGGCGCTCCGGCCTTCCGCTCCCGTCTGCCCCACCGGTAAGCCTGACGTGCTCAAGCTCACCCGCGGCCTCGAGGACGCCATGACGGGGATTGTCTACCGTGACGACTCGCAGATCGTGGAGCACCGACGCGTCCGCAAGGAGTACGGCGAGCCTGCCCGCGTGGAGGTCATCGTGGAATGCCTCGAAGCCCAACATGGAGACGCAGCATGAACCTCGACTCTGACCCCCGCGTCGGCAAGGCCGGCCACTACCGCTACTGCCGCCGCTGCGGCGCGATGTTCCACCGGCCCCTGGACGCCGCCTTCCACTTCGGGGAGGAGAAGTGGCACAGCGGTGGCGCCAAGGGGCAGGAATACTCCCGCATTCCCTGCTCAGGGAAGCCGGTCGGCAAGCCCATCGAGAATCCGGCGCCGGGACGTGGGAGAAAGAGGGTGGACCTGACGTCAGGCAGAGCGGGGGAGGGGGCATGGGCTTTACAGAAAAGAGTCTTGACAAGTTCCTGAAAAGGATTACTCTTCTGACCATGGAACGCTTCTACGCTCTCCTGGACGCCATCATCGATAAGCTGAAGCCGCCCTTCACCCATGGGCGCATCGTGATGGAGGTCAAGGATGGCAAGGTGTTTCGCAGCGAGGTGACTGTGGGCCGACTGCATAACGCGTAACTGAGGCCGACGGAAAAACCGAGGCCCGTCTCTCCCGCAAGGGGGCGGCGGGCCTTTTCTTTTGTGCCCCGGGACTGAAGAAGCCGCGGCTGGAAACCAAATGGGGAAGCGTGGTGGCGCAAGGCCGGGATCGGGTCGGAAGAAGGGCAGCCGGTTGGCCAAGACGGTGGCCCGGCATGGCCGCTTTCGCGAGCTGGATCAGGCCATCGATGCCGTCGTCACGCACAAGAAACTCGCCGCTCTGCTCTGGGAAATCGCGCGCGGGGCGACTCGCACGGTCCTGCACCCGGAGACGGGCATTCCTGTGCGGATTCGCGATGCCCCTGACGCAGCGACGGCCCGCTACCTCGCGGATCGCAAGGGGGGGCGACCGACTGAGCGCGTGCAGCTCACCGGCGATCCTTCTGCTCCTGTTCATCACGAGCATCGGTTCACCTATGTCAAGCGCAGCAACAGCGACGACAAGAATCCATGAGTGGCAGTTCACCGAGCCCCATTCCGGGCAGGCTGCTGCGCGGGAATTGATTCACCGGCCGGAGGCGCGGGTCGTGGTGCTGGCCCTGGGCCGGCGGTGGGGAAAGACCACGATGGTCGAGGCGGCCGTTGAGGATGCGGCACGCGGCGCGAAAGTGCTGTGGAGCGGTCACCGATACAGCTCCGTGCAGCTCGCCTGGAATTACGCCATCCGCTGCCTCGCCTCCTCCGCCATCACCCGCAAGCGCGAGACGGATTTCCTCATCGAAACCAACGCCGGCGGCATGCTGAAAATGTTCTCACTCGACGATCCGGATTCAGGACTCGGCTGGGGCGGGCGCTACCACTACCTGGACGAGGCCGCCCGCATCAGCATCGAGGCGCGGGACCAGACCGTGGCGGCGACGGTGGCCGACCACAACGGCACGATCATCGCCTTGACGACGCCGCGGGGGAAGCGCGGTCGCGGGGGATGGGTCTTCCGCGATTACCAGAAGGCCGTCCAGGCTGAGGCTGGGTACTTCTTCCGGAAGGGTCCGAGCACCGAGAATCCGAACCCCGCTATTGCCGCGTGGTGTGCGTGGGCGGAGAAGAACCTGCCGCGCAAGATTTACGAGCAGGAGATCCTTGCCGAGTTCCTTGACGACGGCGGGGCCATCCTCGACCTGCGCTCGGTGTGCGTCAACGGCGGGACCGCCGACGACCCGGTCAGGCTGCCCTTCAGGGAGCCCCACGGGGGGGAGCGGTGCGTCCTGGGCGTAGACCTTGCCAAGACGCAAGACTTCACCGTCGTGGCAGCCGTGGGCGAGCGCAGCGGGCGTCTGCGGTTCATGGACCGATTCAACCGACTGGACTGGCCCGTACAGGTCGAGAGGGTCAAGCGAATTCACGAGGAGTATCCAGGCCCGATTTACGTCGATGCCACCGGCCTGGGCGATCCGGTCGTGAGCATGTTCTACGCGGCCCACGTTCCCATCACGCCCGTCAAATTCACGAACGAGAGCAAGACGGCGATCATCCAGGGCCTCCAGGTCGCGGTGGAGCGGCGCGAATTCACGATGCCCTGGATCACGGAGGCCGTCGCGGAGGCCGATACGCTGGAGGTCGAGACGTTGAGCAGCGGAAAGCTCAGGTACGAAGGCGCCGAAGGCTTCCACGATGACGTGGTGATTGCGCTCGGCCTTGTCTTCTATGGGCGCAACACAGCCGGGACGGCCTGGAACCGGTTGCTCCAGGAGGAGATTGACCGCGGAGGCGTTGCCCATGCGTGATCCCGAGACCGCCTACGCCCGCACGCCCATCGACACTAGCACCGCGCTCGCCACAGTGGACCGGCGGCGCGTCGTCGTGCAAGGCGGCGAGATCATCCAGCGCGATTACGACACCTTCCAGGGCCGGCCCATCAGTCCCGGGCCGCCCCTCATCCCCTGGCTCCCGCGCGGCGAAGACCCCCGGCAGTTCTACATCCAGGCCGGGTATAACTACAATTACGTGCCCCGGCGCGAGTTCCCGCAGCTCACGCCGTTCGCCCTGCTCCGCAACCTCGCCGCCTCCTCCGACCTGGTTCAGATTGCCCGCCAGGAGGTCATCGACTCCATCCTCGCGCTCGAGTGGGACGTGGTACCGACCGACCCGCATGAGCAGCGGGCGAAGGGGCTGCGGGCGGAGTGCGATTACGCGAAGAGCTTTCTGGAGTACCCCGACCGGATCCATTCCTTCGAGGGCTGGCTCCACGCTCTGCTGCTCGACGCGCTGGACATCGACGCCCTGTGCTTCTACCGGCGCAGGACGCTCGGCGGAGAGCCGCACTCGCTCCTGCCGGTGGACGGCGCGACGATCAAGCCGATCCTCGACTGGCACGGCATTCCCCCGGAGCCGCCCGAGGTGGCCTACCAGCAGATCATCGCCGGCGTGCCCGAGACGGAGTTCAGCCGCCCCTATCTGCCCGTGATGGAGGGCGAGGCCGAGGATCACCCGACCGAGTTGGTCTACTCGCCTTTCTCCCCGCGCACGACCGGGGGCTATGGGCAGTCGCCGCTGGAGCGCGTGCTCATCACCGTCAACCTCGCGCTGCGGCGCCAGCTTCACCACCTGGCCTACTTCACCGACGGGAACATTCCCGATGCCTTCTGGAAGTGCCCGGACAAGTGGCAGGCTGAGCAGATTTTCGATTTCCAGGACAAGCTGGAGAAGCTGCTCTCCGGGGAGTCGGGGTCGCGGCGCAAGCTGCGGATGATGCCCGGCGGCGAGGGCACGGGACTGGAGCTTCCCCACGGCACCGAGCAGGAGCCGAACGACCTCAACGAGTTCCTGTCCCGCGTCATCAGCATGGCCTACCACACCAGTCCGCAGCCGCTCGTGCGCATGATGAACCGTGCCACGTCCGAGCAGGCCGACACGTCGTCTTCGGAGAGCGGGCTGCATACCTGGCTGCACAAGATCCGGAAGATGGTCACTCGGGAGATCCGGGAGTTCCTGGCGCTGGGGCCCGCGGTGAAGTTCATTTACGTGGAGGACAAGCACCGGGACGAGGCGGCGTGGACGAACAAGGCCGTAGCGTGGGTCGGGAAAGGTATCTACACCCGTAACCACGTGCTCAACGAGGAGGGCCTGGACCCGATTGAGGGCGGAGACGTGGCGACGGTGGATACGCCCTCGGGCCCCGTACCGCTTGCGAGTTTCGTGGGAGATGCGTCAGTGGCGCTGACTCCCTCGGGTGGTGGTGGAGAAGCGGCCCGAATTCTCGCAGCGGTTCCTCCGATATCGGCCGCAGGAGAAACAGGTGCAAGGAATCCGATCGAGGCACAGCCGACAGGGCCCCAACCCACGTCGGCGATGCCTGCGAAGCCTGGAACCCCCGCCGCGCCGGATGTGGCCGTGCAGGACACCGCGCTCAACGGTGCGCAGGTCGAGAGTCTGGTCCTCATCGTTCAGCAGGTGGCCAACGGTGTGATTCCCCTGGAGACCGGCATTGTTCTCATCACGGAGGCGTTTCCCGGCATCGACGAGGAGACAGCTCTACGGATGCTGGCCCCCGTCAAGGCGGCGGGTCCCGGAGTCGCCGTCGGCTCTGAGAGTGCGGAGTCAGTCGTCGCCGCCGCCCCTGCGATCCCCGCCGCGAAGTCCGCGCTGGACCTTAAGCGCTGGCGCAAGGTGGCGGCCAAGCTGCTCGCGGCCGAGCCCGACTGGAAGCGCCGGTCGCCGGAAATGTGGGCCAAGGCGATGACGTTCCGCAGCGAGACCATCCCCCCAGCCCTACAGGAGGCGATCCGGCTCTCCCTGGCCGACCTGGCCTTCGCCCCCGAGGCGGAACACCGGCTCGACTGGACCTTCCGGGTGATGGTGAAGTCGCGGCGCCCGGTGGTGGCCGTCCGGCGGAGGCTGCGCCACGAGCGGGCGGTGCGGGCGGTCGTGCGCAAGCACTTCAAGGCCCGGACCCCCGCCGTCGTGGCGGTCGCACTCAAGACCTTCCGCGAGCTGCGCAAGGACGATGCTCCAACGCTGGAGGGGCTGGAGGAGGCGCTTCAGGTCGATGTGCTGGCGGAGGAGCTGACGGTGCCGCTCCGGGACGCCTACCTCGACGGCGAGGTCCTGGCGGCGGACGAATCGGGCATCGAGATCCAGTACGGCCTGACCGACGAGCAGGCGACGAAGTACGCGGAGGAGCGCGCGGCCGAGCTGGTCGGGAAGCGGAAGATGCCCGACGGGACCTTCATCGACTCTCCCGACCGGAAGATGGCGATTACCGAGACGCTGAGGAAGGATCTCCAGGCCGCCGTGAAGAACGCGCTCGCCACGGGTGCCACGGAGACTGAACTGCGCGACCTGATCGAAGCCGAAACGGGCTGGACCTACCGGGCCGACCGTATCGCTCGCACCGAGGTGGCTTTCGCGCTCAACCGTGGCGCGGCGGAGACGTACAGCGGCGCCGGAGTCAGCACCGTTACCATCATGGACGGAGAGGGCTGTCTGGAGGATGGGCACGACGACTCGGAAGAGGGCGTGGACGGAGAGGTCTGGACCGTGGCGAAGTGGCAGCAGTACCCCATCGGGCACCCGGCTTGCGTGCGCGATGCGAGGCCGAACGTAGGAACCGAAGGGCTGGCCGAGTAGCGGCCAAGGAGCGAATCGATGGCGGCAATCACCGTGTACGTGGTCGGGCGCGTCGTGAAGATCACGGCGCAAGGGTTCATCGCGTGGGACCTGCTGGGCGTCTACCAGAACCAGAGCCAGGCGATCAACGCCTGCCATCGGTCGAGCGACTTCTACGTCGGCGTGACGACGGACGCCCCGCTGGCTCCCGATACCGCTCCAGTAAGCGGGGCCGTCTTCCCGCTGCAGGTGCCGACGCCGTGACCTGGATATTGTCCGCTCTGGCCTGCTTCCGGGGACGGCTTCTTCACGGGCCGCACCACCGGTGCCCGTTCTGAGTGGAGGGATTAGGTTGAGCCACGCGATTGATTGCGACTGCCGCGGCGCGAAGACGGATCGCCGCTGCGCCTACCTCTCCGTGACGGATCGCCCGAAGCGGGAGCCGCGCGAAAAGCCCGAGCGCCTGACGCCTGAGCCGGAGAAGACGCTGGCGCCTGGGATCGTGGTGGCGCCCATCACGTACAACCCGCGGAGGCCGTGGTGGGAGTAGACCTGTTCGCCCCGGTGAAGCTGGAGCCCGTGCTCTCCGACGAGGAGCGCGCGGAGCTGCTGGCGCTGGAGTCCGAGGCGCACCTCGCCGCCGCGCTGCGGAAAGTCGTGGACCAGGTGGCGCCCTGGACGCCGACGTTCCGACGCACGTTCGATCGGGTGCCGATGAGCGACCGCGCATATATCGTGGCGAAGGACGGGAGCTTTCGGAGAATGGGGGCCTAGCATGGATCGATTCCATCCTATGGATGTCGTGTTCCCCAATGGCCTCACCATTGAGGTAAATCAGAAGCCCACGGACGATGAGGTAATGGCAAGCTGTCTTATCTATATAACGGGATTTCAGCAGGCAATGATCAAGGCCAATGTTCCTAAAGTTCAATGGTTGGATCGCCTTCTGAAAGAGCAGATGGAAACCAGCGGACTCTCCGAGGGTACGTGTAGGTGGTACATTGACAATACTCTTGAACCGAAAGTAACTGCCTTCCGGGCTCTCAGTGATACGAGGAAAGAGGAAATCTGGAACGTGGCGAGGAGAATGCTGAAAGGCGATGCCCCGATGAGGATGTCCGGGGCAGGCAGGAACTAGAAGTACTACCGCCGCCGGCCTCATGAACCGGGGGCGCTGACAGACCGAAGAAACCAAGGCCCGTCGTGGGGCACGACACTCACGGCGGGCCTTTTTCTTTGGCCGAAGGAGCAAGCGATGAGCAGCCAGCAATACACCCTCCTGGCCTCGGCGGCTCAGACCGCCTCCGGCAACGGAGCGTGGATCGACGTGGACGGGGCGAAGGAGCTCCAGGTCCTCGTGGACCTGACGGCGGGCAGCGGGACCCTTTCCGCCTTCTCGCTCTATCTGGAGTCGTCCGACGACGGAGTAGCGTCCTTCGAGATCCTGGCCGACACCGTGTTCAAGAACACGCTGGTGTCATCCCCGACGGTCGCGGAACCCACGGCGATCCGGACGGACAAACGCAACATCATCGACGGCGCGGTCGAGACGGCGATCATCGTGATCCCGACACGCTGGACGGCCACCTACCGGGTGTTCGGGAAAAAGGTGCGAGCCCGCTGGATCATCACGCCAACGTCTTCCCCGTCCGAGACCTTCGAGGTCACGGCGGTCGGGAAGAACTGAAGGAGCAGACGATGAAGACGTTTCGCAAGTACGTTCCGTTCACGAAGGTCGCGGAGGAGCCCGAGGGCGTGCGCGTGTGGGCGGTCGCCACGAAGGAGGAGCTGGACCGCCAGGGCGAGGTCGTGTCCTACGACGCGAGCAAGGCGGCGTTCCAGGAGTTCGCCGACTGGTTCGAGAAGACCACGAAGGCGGCCGGCCAGGACCCGAGCAAGGGGACCGTCCGCGTCATGCACCAGCCCATCGTGGCGGGCAAGATGCTGGACTGGAAGGCCGACGACGAGAACCGCCAGATCCCCGTCTCGCTGCTCATCACTGACGAGACGCAAGGTCGCAAGGTCAAGAACGGCGAGTACACCGGCATCAGCATCGGCGGGGATGATGTCGAGAGCGAGCCGAAGGACTGGAAGGGAAAGGACGTTCCCTGGGTGACGCACTACCGCCTGGGCGAGCTCTCCCTGGTCGACACGCCCGCCTGCAATTCGGCGGTGTTCCTGATGGTGAAGCGGGCCGATCCGGCGCCGGATCCCGCGCCAGTCCCGACTCCCGAGCCTCGCCGGGCCCCTGGCATCGATCCCTTCGCGGACTTCAAGAAGCGCAAGACGCCCAGCGAGATCGCGCGTGAGCAGGAGGCGTGGGACAAGCACCTGAAGGCGCAGGCGGAGAAAAAATCAGAGGCAGCCGTCGCCCCAGCGCCCAAGCCTCTGGAGCCTGTCGTCGAGGTGATCCCTCCGGCCATCCCCCCCGTGCCTCTTTCCGCGGTGGCGAAAGCTGACGAGCCGCAGCGGGCCGTCGC